GCTGATGCTGTTGCCATTTGAATCTCCTTAAAAAGGCATCCCCCGGCCTAAACCGGGGGAGTGGTCATTAGGCTGGAACAGCCAAGGCGTAGGCAGCGGAGGCGTTAGCAGCCGAAGACGAAGCAGCGGTACGCAGGGCCTTCACACCGTAGATCGTGTCTGCGGTGAACAAGGTGCCCAAGTATTCCTGCTTGTACTGAGTCTGCGAGCGCACGCCCAACTGCTCAACCAGCACCATCGCATCGCGGTGGCCCATCAAGCAGATACGGTCAGCGCCGCTGTTACCAGCGCCGGTGTCGGCGTTGGAAGTAGCGAACACAGCCATACCGTAGAGCTGACCGATTTCACCGTTGCGGATGGCGTCGCCGTTGCCGACGAATGCCTGCTCAGTGTAACGGGCCAGACCCATCAGGGTGTTGCGGCTCGAAGGAGGGATCAGGAAGAAACGACCGTCCATAGGGATGTCGTTGTCGTCCAGACGCTGGATGGTGCGGCGGATAGCAGCATCAGTCAAAGCAGCAGCGTTGGAGCTGGAGCTGTTGTAGGCTGTGGTGCCGTCAGAGCCAACATAGGCTTTGGTGCTAGAGGCCGAGGTGGCGTAGTCATCAGTGCCCACGGTAGCGCCGTTGAAAGCGCGGCCCAGTTGCACCAAGTCGGTGTCGATGCGACGAGCCAAGGCGTAACCAGCGTCTTCTGTGTAGAAAGAGCGCAGGGAAGTCAGGGCTTGCACTTCGACGATGTCCTCGATCAAGCGGCTGTATTCATAGTGCTTGTTGATGAGCACTTGAATGTTGGTGTCGCTCTCTGCGATCAGAGTCACGGCGTCAGTAGCAGCTTTGGCCGAGGCGGAACCACGGGCTGGGCTAGGGATGTTGACGGTGTCGCCCTTCTTGCCTTTGAAGGACATCTTCTTGACCAGGTTGGCCAAGACGAGGTTCTTTTTATAGGCAGCAACAATTTCATCAGACCAGATTTCTGGAATGAAGTTAGCTGCGGAAGTGGTGGTTACCGAATTGGTAGGGGAAAAGGCGGTGTTTGCCATGTTAAATCTCCAAAAAAGTTATTACCGGACTCGCCCTTCGGAATACGCCTGCATGATCTCGTCAGACAGTGTTTCGTATCTCGCTGGGTCTGTCATTTTCAGCCGAATAAGGTCGGCCCGTCGATAGACTCGTTTTGAGCTCTCGCCAGAGCCACCAACATCGACTTGCGCGGCTTTCATGCTCTTGGTCCGGGTAGCGGTAGACGCTTGCTCGGACTGCTGGGCCTTGACGCCGCGAAGCTGCTTGAAGGTGGACAACAGCTCATTTGCCGAATCGTAGTCAAACTCACCATCTGCTTTTGCGTAGAGGCCCACTCGCACGGGTGAAGATTTCACCCAGCTTTGGAACTCAGCATCGTTGACCACTTGGGAGTAGTCAGGATGCTCTGCGTTGAGCTTTTGCTGAATCTGCATCCGTTTGAACTCGAGACCGGCTTGCCGGGCTGCGAGCACATCTGGGTGCTTGTCGATCGTCGCTTGAACTGCTTTTTGAGGGTTCTCAAAAAAGTCAACTTCAGGTTCTTCCTCCTGAATACGCTGTTGCTTAGAACTGAGGTTCTGCTTGAGCAACTCGTCAGCCAGCTTACGGACCTCGCCGACCTCTTGGGCCTGCTTGCCAATCAGCTTTTCAGCCTCCTGGTGCATCCGTACGACTTCTTCCAGACTTTTGGCCCTGTATTTCTCAGGAAGTTCTGCGATTTGGGTCTTCGCTTCTTCAATTTCGAGTTCGCCTAGCGGCTCGGCTTCATTGTCAATCAACATATTTATGTTCCTGCCAAAATGGTTGTAGGAGATTCAACTCGGCACAAGTGCTTATGAGTTGGCTTTGCGCTCGGCGGCTAACTTTTCCGTGTGGCGGCGGCCAAACTGCGCGTGCGCAGTGGGGAAATGGCCTGACCACCCTTCCAAGTTAAACGCCGGGGCGCTTATGATGCGACTGGCTGTACCGCCGCATCCACACGGCACTTCAGTGGTCTCATAAACCACCAAAGCCTCCGTGCGCTGCCCGCATTTGCAGGCAAATTCAAACATTCTTCTCATTCAAATCCTCATATGCTCGTTCGCTGACCCCTTTCAGGGTTTTCAGCCAAATCAGGATAGAAATCTCGCCTTTGCGAAATTGTAGACTTTTTTCATCCGCAATGGTAGAGACATTGTTCATTGCGTCAAGCATGGTGTCAATATCTTCCATCAAGTCGTGCCAGCCTTGCTGCGAAAACAGGTCAAACCTGGCTTCATAATATTTTTGAAGTTCCGGGCTCATCAGTTTCCTCTTTTGGATAAATAGTCTGTACGGCAGCGCTCACAGCGCGCTTTCCCATGATGCCCCCAATGCCGCCAACGATCAACAGCACGATGTCGTTGAGCATTTTGGTGTAAGCCTGGTCAATGGGAGCCATCGCCTTGATGGGCTGGGTCACGAACGTCACCGAGTACAGCAGCGCCACCACAATAAACGACAGGATGAGCGTCACCGACACAACGACAAAGGCCCAGATACGGACCTCAATCTGTTCAGCGGACAGGTGTTGGTTGGACGAATTCAATTTTTTTCTCCAAGACAGGGGCCACCAAATACTCGGGGCAAGTTTGCTTAAACTCGCAAACAGGCTTTTGGCACTGTTCTTTTTGGAAGTTGTCGGGGTTTTGGCAGAAGTAGCGATATTGGTCATTGCAGCCTACTAAAAACAACAAAAAAACTAACTTCCACATTTGACCTCCCGGCAGTAGTAGACAACCTCAATGCCGACCCACATGAGGGCAACAAAAGTGACAACGGCCAACGTGATGGCCGTCCACAACTCCAGGTTTTCCTTGCGCTTCTTGCGTGCTTGCTTGGCAGCGTCTGCTGCCCGGCGGCGTTGGGCTTTGTCATCCTCGTCCATTTGCTTGCGGCGGTTGACGATCTTCTCCCACACATCCATGTTGTTGGGGAAAAACAAGCCCTTGACCTGCTCCTCGAACTGGCGAGCGCTCTCGATGGCCAGCTCCAGCTCCACGGCCTTGCCCATGTTAGACCCGCTGAAGCCGCCCTTGTTGACATCTTCCAGCACCTTGACTGCATCGGCCTTGGCATCAAAGTATTTGCCCAGCACTGGCCCAAGGCTGCGCACGTCATCGACGGTCTTGACAGCCTTCTTCACCAAATTAACCGCAGCACTGACTGCTGCTAATGCGGTTAGCGGGTCCATAAAACCTCAATTATTATTTTGGCTGTCCAAATGACAATACCGACAATGAAAATCGCCGCGACCAGAGCCTCGGCAAAGTCTTTCATTTGAGTATCCAAACAGCAGAGAATATTGTGCCTCCCATAGACAACAACATCACGCCAGCAGTCTTGAGCATGATCGCTTCAAGACGCTTTAGCCGAGCATTGATTTGCTCGTAGCGCAAAGCGCAGACTTCTTCGTGAGTTGACAGCCGTGCTTCAGTAGCGTCAATGCTTGCCATCTATCACTCCCAAGGTGTACCGCTTGCAACTTTAGGAGCCTTCTGGTCAGCAATATTTGCAGCCAGAGCAGCATCCACAGCAGTAACGCCTTCTTCGCCCAAGGATGCCTTGACCCACTCCACAACAGCAGCTTCTGTCAGGTCAGCATAAGGCACGTAGTTGATACCGTCTTCTTTGGTGAAGCTGGCTGTGCTGTATGTTGATGCAGAGAAGTCGCCATCAACTTGTGAGGCTGTCCAATGCACCGTTTGCACGAAACCGTCAGAGGTTGCACGGTCCATTTGAGAGATTTTGAATGTGGTGGTCATGGTGGTTCCTTTAAAAATTAGCAAGCCATCAGCACACACGGCACACAGTATGAACCGTCTGCGTAGGTGCAAGTGACATGGGTTGAGGTGACTTTGGCGATGGTCTTGGCGCGAACAATGTCGTCACCCTGTGGCTTGGCAGTGCCATCACCAGCAGACATCAGAAGATCACCACGGGACACAGTTGTGCCTTGAGCGATGCGGATAATCATGTCACCCGTCATCGCCATGTTGATCTCGTCTACGTTGTGCTGGTCATCATGCGTCCAGTTGACAAACACACCAGCAACATTTGCATCGCCTTCAACATCAGACACTTTGACCTTGTTTAACTGCTCGTTGTCTACAGGGTTGCCATCAGCGTCTGTGTAAACATTCATTGCGTCAAGGTTAGACAGCACAGTTCCCTTGAGCAGCGTATTGTCTTTTGGTGCTGTGGTTTGCGCCCAGCGAGACAAGTGACCGCCGTTGTAAGAGA